ACCATCAGGTACAACATTCGTATTAAACACAACAACGGGTTTAACGGCAGCAAGTGGATTTACTTTAAGTGGTAATAAAACTCGTTTAGTGGTAACTGGAACAATGGCAAGTATTAATACTGCGTTATCGTCTCTAAAAATAAACACAGGAACAATAATTGGTGATATTAATATTTCGGTAGCTGCAACTGTAAACCCAACTGGTTATTATTACAATGGTGTAAACGGACACTTTTACAGACCAATAACAACCGGAGCAACTTATACGAACGCAAGAGCGGCATCTCTATTAACCACATTCAAAGGACAAACGGGATATTTGGTAACAATTACTTCTGCCGATGAAGATGCATTTATTTTCAATAATGTACCACAAGGTAATATTTGGTTTGCATTAACCGATGAAGCAAGTGAAGCTAGATGGACAATTGATGCGGGACCTGAAAAGGGAACTCTAATTAAAATCAATAATGGTCAATTAAATGGTAACATGGTTGGTCAATATAATAACTGGGCACCCGGTGAACCAAACAATAGTGGTGATGAAGATTACGCAGTAACTAAATGGGGTGGTGGTTCTCAATGGAATGATTTACCAAACCATTTTTCAAATCCGTATGTAATTGAATATGGAACTTGGACTAACCCCGATAACGCTACATTTACAGAATTTTATACCAATTCAGTAACTCACTCAAACGGAGAAACAATAAAAGCTTTATTTGGATTTAAGTTTAATAGTACAATAGATAAAACAAAGTTCTTATCACAAATATTCAAAAGAAATGATTCGAATTCAAGTTGGACTTCGTCAGATGGTTATAAATCATTAAGTGGTTTGGGTAAAGTATATCTTTCGAATCAAATAGATACCGCAAAAGTATATACATCGGGTATACCATTATCAGGTGTAAGTGATATGCAACAATTCAACGAAGGAGATATTGGTAAGATATATAGAATAACAATAACAGGTGCAACCGGTGGATCAATATGGGGAACTGATATCTACACAAGTGATTCGTATATTCCGGCGGCAGCAGTTCACTCTGGTTTTATATCAAATGGACAAACAAAAGAAGTTTACATTAAAGTAGTACAAGGGTTAAATGAATATATTGGTTCAACTCGTAATGGAGTATCAACATCAGGTTATGGTGGATGGGGACTAAGTTATCAGTTTGTGTCACCACCAGCATCATACAAAGCAACTGCATCTCCTGGTCAAACTGAGTGGTGCGTAATTTATGATTATGATGCAACTAATGGTAGATATAGAGTCGGTGTGGATGCAAGAGAATTTGTAGGAACGAATGTAGAACCAAATAATGTAACTAAATTAAAATTATTAGATTTATGGGATGGTCCTGTAACATATAATTCATATGATGCAAATGGTTGGGCCGAATATTATATTTATACATCAACTCAATTTAATTATACAGGTTCATCATATTCATCAAATTTAAGAAGTGCAAATGGGTTCTATGGGGTAAAAGTGGAGTTTGGATTTGCACAAGTTGGTGCATTTAAACAACATAAAATGGAGTTACAAGAATACGATGCTAATCAATTGAAAACATTATATAATAGTATTGTAACCGTATCTGATGTTTATCTAGCATTCAAGGAAGTTGCTAATACAGGTATATTTGGAAACCAAAGTGGTAATGAATTTACATACGGTATTCAATATAAAAATGCAGATGTTGATGACAACGGTGTTTTCAATGAGGCAGATTGTTTTAAGTTATTACAAAACCTAACGGGTGTTCAAGATTTAGTTAGTACTTACACATTAGATAACACAATTAGATTAATACCAGATTCGATTTATAATTTAATTGGTAAAAGTACTTGGAAATCATTTCAAAATTTTACAGGAAAGACTTATAATTTTAGTTTATTAGATAATGTAATAAATTATAACTATGATTTGGCTGTTAGTTGGAAAGGTGATGTGAACTTATCACATTCATCAACACCTCCCTCAAATAATATAACTACGATGTCGGTTAGAACATCAATGAGTACACCAATATTAAATGAAATAAATGCCTCTATTTTGACTGAAGTAATTGGAGATAGTATTTACGCATATATTACATTAGACCCATTACAACAAAATGTAGTAGGTACTCAATTCCAATTAAACTATGATAATTCGGTGTTAAAGTTCAAAGGAATACAATTTACTACAAATGGTTCACCTACTAACTACGCAAGTGATAAGGGTGATTACATCAATTTAGGTTCTTTAGTAAGTGATGGTAGTACAAGTTTGGATAAAATGACAGCATATAAGATTTCATTTTCGTCAAACACAAAATTAGATAACATATTGGGTTTAATTTCAATAGGTTCAACGGACGCAGTTAATAAAGATGGAAAAACATTAAAAATAAAAATAAACTAAAAATTATGAATATATCATTTGACTATAATGAGATGAAGAATTTTATCTCTCACACAGGTAAATATAAAATTGTAAATGTTAAGTGTTTTATTCAAGTTCCTAGTAGTTGGTATAATCAATATAGAAGAGAAGAAGAAGAAGTAGATATGGAAGTGGCTTATCTAATAGATGATATTGAGACTGAAAAATGGATATTTGAAGAAAGATATAGGAAAAGAAAAGACGAACTTATGATGTGGAGTATCGAATCAGCTTTTTACAGAGAGTTCAAAAGTAAAATATTAAATTTATTATATAAGTGAAAAAACTAATAACCATATTATTTTTACTTTGTGTAAGTTTTGTTACAAACGCACAAATACAAACACCTGATACATTACAATTATCACCAAAAGAATTATTTGGAGAAAGTGGTGATTGGAATAATTTAGGTATATTAGAGTCGTATATTGATTTTTCAAAAGATGTTCTTTCATCTTCAAATTTATCAGTAGGTGTAATTGGTAAACAAGTATCTACTACCTTAAATTTAGGATATAGTAAAACATCAAATAATGGTAAATGGGGACATTCATTTGCGTCATCAATAAATCCTATATGGAACTACTATGGAGTAGGTTATGGTTTTAGTAGAAATACGGATACAAGAACTACTACATTACAATCTTTTTATTCAACGGATTTTGATTTTCAAAAAGATATTACACTTTCTTTCATAGATGTATTCAGGACTAAAAAGTTTGGAACATTTGGATATAGTTTAATTGCATCGAAATCTTTTTGGGGAACATATGAAGGTACGTGGGAAGGAAAATATACGGTAGATAAAAATGGAAACTTTGTGGATTTGATATACCCAATAATGCCAGCGTCATCTCAAATAAATTACAAAGGTATGGTGATGTACACATATACACTCAAAACAAAGAGGGTTAATATATCACCACAAGTATTTGCCATGAGTGACATCTATAAAGTATTCAAAGATGGTACTGCATCGGATTTAGCATATTTAAATGATTTTAATTTGGACTTATATTATGGAACATCATTGGATTGGAAAATAACTAAAAGATTTATTTTAAATACCAATATCAGATATAACACAACTTGGGATAAATTAAGTGAATCGGTTGGATATAAAAAGAGTAATCCAATTCTATTTATGATAGGAACAAACTTTCAATTTTAAAATATGAAACATATTAAAATTATATTATTGTGTTTTATGGTGTCATGTACAAAACCTGATTTACCTGTTCCCACACAAGTGGCCGATAAGGAGTTTTTTAGTACATCTGAAAACACAGTAAAAAATGGTGATATAATTAAGTTTAATTTAACCAGTGCAGGTGTGTATACGTTAACAATGATAGATACACCACAAAATCAAGTAGTATCAAGAGAAAGATTTACAGGTAAAGTAGGTGTAAACTCTCTTAAGATTTATACAAACTCCTTAACAACAAAATATCTTAGTGTTGAATTAAAAGACCAAAACAATAATCAAATAAGTAAAACAAAAATAATAATAAATTAAAAAAAACAAAAAATGAAAAAAGTATCTCTCTTAGTTTTAGGTTTATTAACCCTTGTTGGGTGTACAAAAATGGAAATTGTCCCTCAACCCCAATCAATTAGTGATAATCTTAAGATTTCAACTTCAATTGGTTTAAAATTAGAAACTCCATTTGTAACAAGTGAAGTTGCTATGAACATAAAAAGTGACGTTGCTCAGACGGTAACCGTTAAAATATTTGATATTTCAAATAGAGTGGTGTCTAAATCATCAAGTGACGTAAAGGTGGGAGATAACATCTTAAGGGTGTATACATCTGCCCTACCATCTTCAGCTTATAGGATTGCCCTGTATGATGTTGCAGGTAATATGTTAACAATAACTGATTTTAATAAAATTTAAGATAATTATAGTATATAAAAACACAAAACAATGTCAGAAGAAACACAAGAACAAGAAGGAACCTGGTCAGGTTTAAAAAAGACGATAATTGGGGTTGCTACAACATTAGTAACCGCAGGAGGAGTATGGTTATCAACACTATTAGGTGGTGATAAAGAGGCTACACCTGCTCCGGCGGCGGCACCTGTAATTAACATTACAACCAATCAAACTCAACAGCAATCGGTTGGGGGAGGTAAAACTGTAATCATCAACAAAGGTGGAGACGGTAAACCAGCACCGGCACCAAAACCTAAAAAAGAAGCCGATGAGTTCAAAGAGAAACCAGCGGCATGGTAGTAGGATATCAAGTCGGAACGGTAATATTCTTTATAGGACTAATATCGTTTTTAATAAGATATAGTTTTAAATTAAAAAAAGATGAGTGAAAAACAACCACCAAGTGGTTTTAAAGATTTATTAAGTAATATGATGGCCAGAAGATGGTACATTACTGCGTTAGTATTGGGTGGGTTTATGTTTATTATAGGAGGAATGTTCTTCGCTATATTTAATAAATCAGGAATTGAAGGAGAGTGGAAAGAACTTCTATTATTGTTATTAGGAGCTTTCATTGGTTCTTATGGTAAAATCATTGACTATTGGTTTAGTGATACTGATAAGGATAAAATGTTAGTTCAGAAAATGGATGAGGAAGACGGTACTACATTAAGTAATACCGCCGATTTACCTGTAACTCCACCAAATAACACACCATTAATACCAGAAGCATTTCAATCTGCCATTGAGAAATCAAAAATTGAAAAGGTAAATGATACATTTGAACAAGTACCAACTACACAACCAAGAACAGGTATTGAGGTGGATGAAGATGGTGATGGTAAAATGGATGGTATTGATTTTGATGGTGATGGTAAAATCGATATGTATTTCGCACATAGACAATGTGAACACGTTTGGGGAGATGCGGATCATGACGGACACGAAGAGTGTCAAAAATGTGGACTTTTACGTGAAAACGTTGAGGGATAAATAAAAAAGACAAAAAATAAAAAATTATGAAATTTAAAGAATGGGCTATTGAACTCTTCAAAGATGAAAGAGGTTCAATTTCAGTAAAACCAGTTATAGCAATGGTAGGTGCAATGTTCCTATGTATTACAATGGTATTAAATTCGTTCTCTCACGCGGATTTTGCACCGTCACCTGAATTAGTTAATGCTGTGATGTTAATCACAGGAATTGGTATGGGTGCTGATACTGTGGATAAGTTCACACACAAAAAGAAAGAAGAAGAAGTAGAAGGTTAATAAAAAGGGAGTTTATAACTCCCTTTTATATACATTAATGAATTAGACAAAAAATAAGATGAAAAAACTCGGAGAAAAAATATTTAAGGTTTACTTATGTTTTGTTGGGGGTTGGATAATATTCGCATTATGTTTTCAATGTTTCTTTCTTTATTTACATTTTAGTAATCAAGAAGAAAGAGCAAGTAGAATCGTTAGAGAAATTGATTGGAAAATAGATGGAACGTTTAAAGATAACCCAAATAACATTTGGTATGATGGACCGAAATAATAAATAATTAAAAAAAATTAAAATGGAAGAAAACGAAATTAATCTTGATGAGTTACCTATGGAATTACATATTGAAACAATAGAAGAAGTTGTTCCCGTAATAGAGGAGGTAATTTCTGTAATAGAAGAAGTTGTTCCCGTAATAGAGGAGGTAGTAGAACAAGTAAATAAAAAAATAAAAATTAAGTCTCATCCGAGAAATTGGAAAGATTAAAAATTAACAAATATGATTCATTGGAAAAAACTAACCACACTAATGGTGGTTATATTTGGAATTGCAATAACTAGCAGTGGTCAAACAATAGGTAAAACTAAAACAGAGGATTATAAGGCAGACTTCGAAAAGAAAAGAGACATAAGCTCTTACATGGACTACGAAGGTCCTCAAATTCCAATTCAAATATTAAAGGCAGGGATTTCTGATGAAATGTATGAGATGTATCCTGAATTGAAAGAAAAACGTGTTGGTTTGGGTGTTGCTAACATTTCAATGGAATACCTTGAAAATTTAAATAGATTTAAATTTACTGAAGACAAGACAGAAATTAAGAATAGAATGGTAAAACAATTCCAAGCATCTGCGGCAGGTATATCTGAGAATAAATTAGATGGTCGTGGTAAAATCAATTTGGCGAAGTATTTTGTTACTATTGAGTGTTATGACTACTCGGTGTCAGAAGATGAAACCATCAACCTAAAAGACGGTATTAAAGACAATATGGTAACTCGTATAGGTCTTCAGGTTAGATTTACCGATGCGGAGACAGGTGTCTTGTTTGGTGGGTCGGGTTTAGGTGAGGCAACAACAAAAAGAGAATTAACTCTTTTATCTGATGCAACCATTGACCCAATTAAGTTTAATCAGTCTACAATTAGCATTGCAACCAAAAAAGCCTTAGATATTGCCTGTGCTAACATTCTTGATAGAATGATTAAAAAGGGAATATTCACAAAATAGATTAATAACATCAATAATTATTTAAAAGGAGGTATAATAACCTCCTTTTTTTATATTTATATAAAAACATTTGTATGAAAACTCTCCTATTATTTTTATTATTACCAACATTGGTATTTGGTCAAGTATCAACTTGGAGACAAACTGGTGGAAGTGTTTCACCATCATCACAAACAACTCAAACAAGAGTTCAACCATCTACACCACAACAAAATAATGTAAGTAGTTGGAGAAACAGTCCACCACAACAATTACAACCTCAACCAGACCAACGTGGTAGAGTACGTGTTCAAAATTGGAATAGACAAAATCCTTATGGATATTATTGGGGTAATTGGGGATGGTATCAACCAATGCCTTACATTTGGTATGATGATTTTGGATGGAGACAAAGAAGTGTAATTCATGTATACGAAAGTGGAAAAAGAGATACAATCAGAAAAGAAAGAGTTTATAACGCATTTGGATTTGGTCACACAACTAACAAACAAAGTGCTTTTTGGGGAATGGTTGGTGGTAAGAAAGGATATTTCATTATGGATTATGTAATGACTTATGCAATAGACCAAAACCAATACTATCCATATGGTCAAATTAACAATGTTGACTTTCCACTTAGTAAAGAAGATTGGAAAAAAGAGTCAACTTTCTATGTTGGTGCCGGTAAAAGAATTGGTAAAATTGGAATACATGGTATGATAGGATTTGGTAATGAAGTTATTAGATGGCAAGGTAAAGATGACTTAGGTGGTATCTCATTTCCAAAATCAAACACAAACTTTACTACATTCAAAATCGGACTAATAAGAGATTTCAAATTCGTTACATTAAAATTAGATAACGACCCAATAAGAGGATATACACAAATAGGGATAGGATTGAACAACAAGTAATGAAAAAAATAATACTACCTCTCCTAATATTATTTTTTTGTGGTAAGTCTTTTGGACAAACTACCATAACACAAACATACATTGACCCGTGTGATAATAAAGTCTATGTAGTTGTAATTCCATTTGGTCAAAATCAAACTATCGCAATCATTAGAGGTAAATCTAAAATTGTAACATTAGCAGATATGAATAGTGGCGCATTTCAAGTATGGGTAAATTCTATATTTTCAACGCCGTGTTCAACACAAGATGATGCAATTTTCTTAGCTCAACAAGCGGCAGCAAGGGCGGCTGCGGACGCAGCGGCAAAGGCTGCGGCAGATGCTGCAGCAGCAGCCGCAGCTAAGGCGGCATCAGATGCTGCAGCTAAAGCCGCGTCAGATGCTGCGGCGGCTAGTGCTGCGTCAGCGGCAAGTAATTCTGCAAGTTCGGCAGCAAGTGGTGCCGCATCATCGGCAGCAAGTGGAGCAGCATCATCTGCTGCAAGTTCATCAGCAAGTTCATCTGCAAGTGGTGCAGCGTCATCTGCCGCAAGTAGCGCTTCAACACCCCCACCTGTAAGTACTCCACCACCATCAAGTACTCCACCTCCCGCAAGTGGTGGTAGTTCATCATCGAGTAGTGGTTCATCAAGTAGTGGTGGAAGTTCTTCGTCATCGGAAACTAAAACAGAAACTAAAACTGAATCAAAAACAGAAAGTAAAACTGAGGAAACTAAAACAGAAAGTAAAACAGAAGAAAAGAAAACAGAAAGTAAAACAGAAGAAAAGAAAGAAGAATCAAAAACTGAAGAAAAGAAAGAAGAATCAAAAAAGGAAGAAACTAAAAAAGAGGAGGAGAAGAAAGAAGAAGAGAAAAAGAAAGAAGAAGAGAAAAAGAAAAAAGAGGAAGAAAAGAAAAAACAAGCAATAACAAATCCATTACTTTTATCTTCTGATTTAACAACAGCACAAACGGTGGATAATAGATATTTGGTGCAAATTTCTATGGGTGTAAGTAAATCATCTATGGCTGGTGATGAAAGTTTTAGTGGGGGATTGACAATTAATAGTGATTTAAGTTCAATTGTAACAACTGGTGGATACACTAAAATGGCAATGACTAAAGATGGTAACTTAGATGCTATACATTCATACGGAACCGCATTTGCGTATCTTGCGGGTAACTATATGAACTTGTTAGGTTATACTTGGATTAAACCAACACCTAAAAAGGGGACATTTGGTTACAATGTTGGTGTAATTAATTTATTCCTTAATAATGGAAAAGGATATGATTATAATATGGCGTCTTCAGCAATTGCATTTTGGACAAAACCATACCAATATAATAAAAAATTAACTGTGTCCCCACAAATATTCACAATGTTTTCACCAATATCTTGGAATAGTACAAACGGAGAAACGACTGTGAATAGACATATGGGATTTTTATTAGGGTCGTCATTTGATTATAAAATAACTAAACGTTTTGGATTTAGTTTCAATTATAAATTGAGTGGTAACACTAAATCAGGTTCTCCTTTCCTAAGTAACTTCCTAATTGGTTCGAGAATGATGTTATAAAAAATCCCCGTTAGTAGAAACTAGCGGGGATTAGACAAAAAATAAATGTACCTCTCCAGATACATTTAAAATGTAACCAAATCTTTTTTATTTGTCAACTCTTCTTGTAATTTTTTTATTTCTAAACATTTTTCATAATTTTCAATACTTTCAAAATATGGTAAAACGTCTCTTGTTAATATAATGGTATCGGTTCTATTGAATTTAAATTCCGTATCCCATTCTAAACCTTGGATAATTGCTTGAATATATAAACTCAATATTCTTTTTTTATTTCCTCTAAATCCTTTAAAAACCTCTAAAATATTTTCATAAATTGATTGTTTATTAACATCGTAGAAGTCTGTGAAATCTGTATATTTTCCTTTAATATACATTTTTTTGTATGGGGTTCTTGTTTTGTTAGTGTATGGCATAGTGTGGGTTTATTAAACAAATATAAATAAATAAATTTAAAAAATCAATTTTTTGTTCTATCCCATTTAGCCTTTCTAACTTCATCAGAAAGTTTTAATGATTCATCAATCGTATGTTCAATTTTAACTCTTATACAGGATTGGGGAGTTCTACAATTCATAAAATAATTGTTAATGTAACCCATCATATTTGCGGCACCTATTGGATTTGCTGAATGTACATATATTTGAGGTAAAGGAATATTCTGATTCATACTTTCACTCACCAAATATCTACAACAATCCATTCCAGTTCTTTCTTCTATGTTGTTATAATCCAACATATAATTATTTTTTACATTTGTATAATATTCAATCATTGCACCTTCACCCAAATCATGATCCAAAGATATTACTTCAAAATTACCTAACCCATGTAATTTAATTGCTGCCACAAATTCATCATAATTACGTGCAATTATCCAATCGTTTGCAATCGGAGTTCTTATATCATCAAGATATAATCTCAATTTATTGTTAATTTTCATCTTTCTTAAATGGTTTTGAGTACGTTGGATAAATTATTTTCCATATAATATGATCATATGGTTTACCGTCATTCATTGCGAATAATATAGAAGAGTTATTATAACTTAAAGCGTAATGTGCAAAAGTTTTTTTATCTGTAATATTATTATTTTCTACTATATTTTTAAATATCAATTTATACTCTAAGTTAATTGTTTTAAACTGCTGTTCAAATAGTTCTTTTGTTTCTTTAACCCAATTATAAAATTCGTCAGGTACTTTATCTAAAATCTCGTCTAATGGTTTACCTTCCTTAACATATTCAAAAATATCTCTGTTTGATATGTTGGTTAAAATTCTATGTAAACGTTTATATTCATCTCCTTTGATTTTCATACGAAAACCATTTTTAAAACGAATTACATAACCTTCTCTATCTTTACTAATTTCTTCTTTAAGTAAGTCATATCCCTCACCCCAAGTCTTGTATGTTGTTACAACTTCAAATCCACAATCTTGTAACCAAAATATTGAACTGTCAGGAATCTCCTCACCGGTGTCGGTATGAATGGCGCCAAGTACCACTAATTTTTCTTCACCTTTATAATCAACAACAATTCTATTTTCGGGATAAATAATTTCAAATAAATATGTGTTGTCTTTTCTTATTGCACTAATATCGTGCCTATCAAGTATTTCTTTTCCTTTGATTGCTTGTGGTGATGTGAATGAACCTCGTGTTGCCAATATCCATTCACCTTTTGTTTTTGGGGTTGGTTCATAATACGGATTATCAAAATCAGGTAAATTGTTTGGGTCAAAAAACCTTTCCATACCCGTTTCATAATTGTTATTAAACCATATGTTATATCTTCTCTCTTCACTTAATTCATATTCGTAATAAAAGAGAATACCTAATGAACCATCCATTTTTTCATAGACAACATAATCTTCATTAGGGATATCTTCTGGTTTATGTTCTTCGTAGTTAAAGAATTTCTTAAATGGTCTCGCAACAATTTCTCCTTTTGAATTGGTTACCAATCCACGACATTGCAAAGTAATCTCATCCCATAATCTTTCATATTGAACTTTTGGACTATAATTCCAAATAGTTAAATCAAGAGTTGGGTGAGTTTGTTTATGTAACAAACCATCAGTATGGTATTTCTGTAAAATTTCCAACATTATTTAATAGGTTTATAAAATCCAATATTGTAAGTCCACTTTAACCAATTAAACGACATATACACCGCACATATTTTGTTTTGAAGTAATGATTTATGTGATTCTGGTTCACATGTTTCAAAATAAAGATAAGCAAAAGGTAATGGGTATACTGCCCATTGGTTTTTAAATAAATGTGAAGAAAATTTCATTTTTGTTTTTTTTGGTGAAGTTGTTTTAAAATAAGATTCAATAAATTGACTCATCTATAACTTTATTTCAAACCTATCCTTCATTTGTTGAAGTTTATTTTCGGGAACTCCGTGAATATTTTCATTACCATGTCTGTTTTCAACAACTAAACAATGTACTCGGTAATTGTATCTTTCAGCCATTTCAAAATAAGTTTTCATTTCCCATTCTTGGGTAAATGTATTTGCAACAACTATACGTGCAATTCCCTGTCTCATTCTTTCTGAACATCTAAATTGACAATAGTTGTGAGCCTCTTTTATTTTGGTACCGTCAAAAATATAATCACCATCATCGTTAACAAAAAAATCATCCGCAGATAAAACTTCTTGTGGGTTGTTGTTTGGTTGTTGTAATATAATATTTGCTAATGTTGTTTTACCCGAACCGGGAACACCTCTAAGAAGTATTAAATCACCTTCGTTTTGTATTTTTGTATCCATTGGAGAGATTTAGGATTAAAAAATAAGGGCCGATATTTCACAGCCCTAATTTCTTATTTTGCTTCTTTTACAGTTGAATCTGTAGGAATTTTAGCTGTACTGTCATTCATTGCAGTACCAACGTTAGCAGAATCTACTGTTGCCGCTGTTGAGTCAGTTGTTTCGGTTGCGGTTGACCCTGAACCACATGCAGATAGTGTTAATGCAACACCAAGTGCCAAGATAAATGTGTATTTTTTCATATAATGTAAATATACGAAAAAAAATTGACAGAACGAAATCCAATAAAAAACCCCAACGAGATGTCGGGGTTTAAGGTCTTTGGGTGGGTTCAACCCCACTTACTTATGAAAAAACGAAAAGGTTATCGACAAAGAGAACCTATATTAATATAAATATATATAACTTTGGTAAAAAGTCAACTATTTATAACAATTTTTTCACAATTACCAATTTTTCGTCTTTATATTTTAAAGTTATTGGTTCATTTTCTTTTATGTTACCTTTTAATATTTCTTCACTTAAAAAATCTTCACATAAATTTTGGATTATTCTTTTAAGTGGTCTTGCACCATATTCTTCTTGGGTATTTAACTCATAGATTTTATTGGTAATTGTTTTATCAAATGTAATCATATAATTTTTTTCAATTAAACGATTGTTTAATTTACCAATTTCAATTTGTATGATTTTATTAAGTGTTTCTTCATTTAACGAATTAAATAATATAACATCATCGATTCTATTCAAAAATTCAGGATTAAATTGTTGTTTTAATGCTTTTTGAATCATTGATTTTCTAACTTCATACTTTTGTGTTTCGCTAGATGATGTGTTAAATCCAACACCTCCGCCGAATTCAGATACTCGTTTTGCTCCTAAATTTGAAGTCATGATTACCAAACAATTAGTAAAATTAACTTTTCTACCAAATGAATCGGTTAAATGACCTTCATCTAAAATTTGGAGTAGTATGTTAAAGATATCTTTATGTGCTTTTTCAATTTCATCGAATAATATGACTGAGAATGGATTATTTCTAACTTTCTCAGTTAGTTGTCCGCCTTCATCATAACCAACATAACCTGGAGGGGACCCAATTAATTTAGAAACATTATGTCTATCCATATATTCACTCATATCAACACGAATAATTTTTTCGGGGTCACCAAAAAGTAAATCCGCTAAAGATTTAGCTAAATGAGTTTTACCAACACCAGTGGATCCTAAGAATATAAATGAACCTATGGGTTTATTTATATCTTTAATACCTACTCTATTTCTTCTTATGGCCTTTGATATTGATGTAATGGCCTCTTCTTGTCCAATTACTTTATTTGACAATAGAGATTCCATTTTCAATAGTTTAGCGGTTTCTTTAGAGTCGAGTTTAGTAATTGGAACTCCTGTCATTTCAGAAACAATAGTATAAACGTCATCAACCGAAACAGGTATTTTATTATCTTTTTGTTTCTCTGCCCATTTTACTTTTTCATTCTCAAGCTTATCAAAAAGTTTTTTCTCCTCATCTCTTAGTTTGGCTGCTAATTCATAATTTTGATTTCTAACAACTTGAACTTTCTTTTCTTTAACCTCATCAATTTGTTTTTTAAACTTTTCAATTGATTCGGGTACTCTACTAGAAACTCTTTTTTCTGAACCCAATTCATCTAAAACATCGATTGCCTTGTCAGGATATTGTCTATCCGCAATATATCTACCTGAAAGTTTTACAATTGTCTCAATCACATTTTCTTCATAGAACACTCTATGAAAATTTTCATATGAATTCTTTAAGTTTTTAAGGATTTCAATAGTTTCCAATACTGTTGGTTCTTTTAAAATTATTTTTTGAAATCTTCTAACCAAAGCGGCATCTTTTTCAATGTGTTTTTTAAATTCATCAAATGTAGTTGCTCCGATACATTGTATTTCACCTCTTGCCAATGCAGGTTTTAAAATGTTAGCGGCATCCATAGCACCACTCGCATTACCCGCACCAACCATCGTATGTAATTCATCAATGAATACAATTACATTTGGTGATTCTTGTAACTCATTTAAAATAGCTTTAATCCTTTCTTCAAATTGTCCTCTGTATTTTGTACCGGCAACAAGTGAAGTTAAATCCAAAGACATTATTCTTTTATCTAAAAGATTTGTTGGACAGTCTCCCTTAACAATCATTAATGCGAGTTTTTCTACAAGTGCCGATTTACCAACACCGGCATCACCAACAATAACCGCATTATTTTTCTTTTTACGGGAAAGGATTTGTGCAATTCTTTTAACTTCTTTATCCCTACCTACTATAGGGTCAATTTTACCTTCCTCAGCCATTTTAATAAGGTCACGAGAGAAGTTATCTAAAATTGGTGTGGTTGATCCCTTACGTCCCTTTTTAGGGGTTGAGGTGGGTCCTTCCTCGAAAAAATCTACAGCCATATGATATAAGTTTTGTTATTACAAACATAACATATTTCATTCTAAAAACCAAATAAATGACAAGATGTCTAAAAATATTTTTAAAAATGACATTATGTCTAAAAATATAACAATTATACATTTTGGTTTACAATTTGTAAAATGAAAAGTAAATAATATGTAAACTATGATAACATTATTCAAAGACCCATTTTTTTCTGGATTAGATGTGAATAAATTTTTATCCACACCAGAAACTAACATCAGTAAAACCGAAACGGACTATTCTGTTTCAATAAGCGTACCTGGACTAACCAAGGAAGATTTGAAAATATCAACCAAAGAAGGTGTATTAAAAATTTCCTATGAAAAACAAGAAGGTGATAATACACATCATTTTATTGGTAGTTTTATTAAATCTTATGATATTCCAGATGACGTGAAAGAAAAAGATATCATTGGAAAGGTTGAAAACGGTGTTCTAACATTGACTTTACCTATTGATAGGAAAAAGTCATTAGAGAGACAAATTTCTCTTAACTAAACTAAACCCCGTTTTCACGGGGTTTTTTTATACTTATAATAAAGAAAATGTAATGAATAAAAATCTAATGAAACGTAATAATATTGAGCAGGCCAATATTGAACTCCTTAAAAGGACCGATAGTGAATCAATTCGTAATAAATTTAATGAACCTGAAGTTAAGAGTACAAAAAGAAAGGAATATCTTAGTGATAAACTGATTAATCAATTAAAAAAGAATTTTTAATTTATTGCCCCTTGATTTATCAGGGGGTTTTTTATTTGATATTTATTGTGTATATTATAGTACTAAAACAATAATATTATGGGAATAATTTCAGAAACAGTTAATGGAAAGATGATTGACGTTATTATCAATTCATCTAATTTAAAATCCGCATCATTTAATACTGAAAGTGAGGACTTAACGGTAACTTTTAATAATGGTGCTATTTATGAGTATAATAAGGTTCCTTGGAATAAGTTTACTAAATTTAGAATGGCAGAATCTCAAGGAAAATACTTCAACGAAAATATCGCTAGAAGTTATAAGTTTAAGAAAATAGAATGAGTTTATTTGAAGAACTGATTGAAGACAAGGTGGGAGATGAAAAGATTGTAAAATCTTTTAAACCAAAAGACATATTATCTAATCAAATATTTGAGGAGGATGGTAAGTCTTTTGTTATGCGTGAGGAGATAAGAAAAACCTTGTTAAAAATAGCAGATGAGTTTATTGATACACTGGGGGTTGAATTTTTCATACACGATGTTGTTTTAACTGGTTCATTATCAAATTATAATTGGTCCAGTTATTCGGATGTTGATTTACACATTTTGATTGATTTTAAGGAAACAGATTATAATTTAGATTTATTAAAGGAGTTTTTTGATGCGAAGAAAAACGTTTGGAATGAAAAACATGATATTGTAATTAAAGGATTTGATGTTGAACTCTATGTCCAAGATATCGATGAGGAACACGTTTCTTCTGGCGTATATTCTATTTTACATAATAATTGGATTATCGAACCTAACAAATCAAAACACAATATTGATGATAGAATGATTTTACAAAAATCTGAGGAATATATGAAAAAAATAGATTCTATTGTTAAAAAAGGAGGCCCAATAGAAGATATTGAAGAGTTAAGAAAGAAGTTAAAAGAGTTCAGACAGGGTGGTTTAGAATCGGGAGGAGAGTATTCATATGAAAACCTAACATTCAAATTACTTAGAAGAAATGGGTATATTGAGAAGTTATTAAAATTAAAAACACAGCTTGTAGATAAGAAATTATCTATAACACAATAAAGAACCTTATTTTTTTCCCTATATCTATGTATTTATAGGATAAGAATAAGTATATCTAACAATTAACAAAATGGCAGATTTAAAACCACTTGGTAGTGAAAAACTTAACGGAGATGACAAATTAAAAAGAATTCTCGAGTTAACCTACTACAACAATAATAACAAATCATCAAAACCATCTTCTGAATTAGTGAAAGAATCTAAAACAGGTGGTTTATACGGTATCGTTAAAGAAAAAGACGGTTACTATGTAAAAAAGGGATTAAACGAAAGTTCTCTTGATTACATCGGTGGCATGTTTATGAAAAATAAGAATAAATTTTCATCATATGGTGAGGCTCTTAAAAGACTTGAACTTTTAAAAGGTCAAGAAGAATTACAAGAAGCAACAAAATATGTTTTAAAACAAAACAAACCTCAGGAGGAATCGCCATTGGCCGAACCATCGTTAGACGCACCTGCAATCCCCGATGCGGGTGGAGATGTTCCACCAGCTTCTCCAGAAGGTGGAGATGTGCCTATGGATGTTCCATCAGAGGAACCTGTTGGTGAATTACCTCCTTCAGATGGTGAAGAAATGGGTTCAGAAGGAAAACGTTCTGATTACATGGCGGAAGCTCAAAAATATGCAGGTAAATTAGGTCAAGAATTAAGAGATTTACAGGATAAAATGGAAAGTGATGATATCAAATACATTTTAAACATGGTTATTTCTGCAGTTGATTTAGATAAATTAGATGATGAGGATATTGAGGACATCGCTAAAAAATTCGAAAGAGAAGAAGATGAAATGGGTGATGAAGAATCACTTGAAGAACCATCTTCTGACGAAGAGGTACCTGCAGAGGAACCCGTAACTGGTGATGAAGACTTAGGTGAAACTATGGATTTATTGAATAGTTTTATTGATTCTCCAATACCACAACACGAAGAAGAAACAAATGAATTAGATTTAAACAAATATGCTGACATTGAAGCAAGTGAAGGACAATCTTATGAAGATGATGTTCAAGAACTTGATTTAGATGAAATTAAGAATGATATCAATCAAGCAATTAGTGAAAAGTTAAGTAAATACTTTAAATAAAATGCATCTTATCTATGTTAATGAAATCGGTTCTGATTATAAAGGACAAAAACAGTACGAATTTATCTTTAGTAAAAGTACTGAAATTGACATGGATGAGTGGTTTATAATTCCTTCTTCTGCATCATCTTTACCAAAGTCACCTGAAGTTGAATATGTGGATTTGGTGGGTTTATTAAAAAATACAGACTTACAATTAGAATTAGTTCAAGACTCCGATTATTTCGGAGTTATTGATGCTGTAGACGGGGTGGTTGCAATGGCTTGGGAAAAGTTTGATATGAATTCGGATACCGAAAGATTAACATTTAAATTTGGTGAATCTTTAGAGAGTGTAACAAAAAAATTAAAACAGAGAGAATATCTTTTAATAAAAGAAGAAATAAAATTCAAAGAAATATGAAAAGGTCAGAATTAGTTGAAAAATTGATGGGAGAAGGTTTCTCAGAAAAAACATTAGTTAATTTTAGCGATAAACAGTTAAATGGTTTGGCCGAGAGAATATTAGGTGAACAAGTAACAACTGTACCTGGTAAGCCATCATATAAAGTTGGTGAGGATGGGGGTTCTTTACCTCCATCACCTAAAGGATATAAAATTACAAAAGATCCAGTTGATAAGTCAACAATTGCTCAACCAGTTGAATCTGAAGTTAAAGAAGAATTAAAAGGAAAACAAAAGAATTTAGATAAAAACCACAATGGTAAAATTGATGGTCAAGACTTTAAGATTTTAAAAGGTCAAAAGAAAGAAAAGAAAAAAGAAGGTGTGGATATAAAAGAATGGGTAGGTGCACTAGCTGAAGAAAATTTTCATAGTTTTACATCAAAAAATGAAATTATGGAATTAATTAAAGTTAAACTTAACGAAAATCAACCATCACCCTCTCAACCCACACCCGAAACACCTGTTAGAGAAAAACCAACAACAAAACCAGGTAAACCAAAAAGAGAGAATCCATTTGAACCAAAACATACACCAAAACCTAAAGCATTAGGTGAGGAAGGTGATGTTAATCAGAACAAAACTAAAATACCTGAATTCATGAAATTCAAAAATTTAGGATTTAAATTTAAAGACCAAAAATAATTATGATTTCCAAGAAAAAATTGTTATCTTTAATCAAAGAAAATTTGAATGAGATGCCAGTAGACTACGGTAATAATCCAGAAAGGATGAATCCTGAATTGGAAAGAAAATTAGCGGATAAGGAAACACCTTATAAAGATAATCCGTCAATACCCCAAGATGAACCAGAGGGAATTCCTTCTAATTTTGAGGAAGTAATTGCGTCAAAACGTTTTATTGATGTTGTTAATAAAGTAAAACAATATACGGGCCAACAAGGTAATGTAACCGATGGTAATACTTTTGGACAATTGCAATCATCTATGATGGGAGCGATGAGGGAAGTGTTAGCGTTTGAATCTGAAAATAAAGAAATGTTAGAAAACTTAGCTATTGAGTTAGTTAAGAAAGAATTGGCTGTTCCGGAGGGCGTTGTACAATATGACGCTAAATTGGTGGGAATTGGAGATATTAGTAACGAAGGTTTTGCAAATCAATCAGAAAATCCAACCGAAGAGGAAATTGAGCAGGAGTTTGGTATTGATGCTGAAGAAGCAGGAAATGATGTAGAAGAATTTATGAGTGCGGTTGAAATATTCAATGACGAAGTTGCAAAAAGAAAGGTGATGAATGCATTGATTCAAGGTTCTTCTAAAAAAGGACACTATATGTTTGAATTGGTAGCTGAAAGATTAACAGCACTTAAACCAAACATTGTTAGATTATATGGTATTTTAATGTCGGTTAACGATATGTTATATTGGATTTTCCCTGACGAAATGATGTTAGGGGGTGGTGGTGAATCAACTAAAGCCGGTAAAGAGGAAGTTGATCCTGAAACAGAACCACCTACAGTTAGAGCACGTGGGGTGTTTTTTCCAGTTTTAGTTCATGAATTAATTAAGGGTACAATGGAAATCATTGCCACACAAGGTTTACCTGACGAAAAAGGACAAGCAGATATGGTAATGGGTGTTACAGATACTTTACCAATGGAAATATGGGATTTAAGATTTGGTCCATATATTTGGGAAAAACTTTTAGCAACATATCCTGATAGATTATATGAAGATGATTATAAACACATTCAAAATTATCTATTTTCAAGAATATCTAAATTATCAACCAAAGATTTTGCTAAATTAATGAATATGGTTGTTAAAGGAGACCCAAGAGCAAAACAAGTTGTTGAAAGAATGGTTAAAGAAATTGAAGATAGTTTAAGAAATGAAGATTGGGAGGAAGATGAATATAATAGAGAAATGGATGATTATGATGATAACGATAATAAAGACGGCGGAGATGATTTAGATGATTTCTTAGGTTCACTAGGAATCACAACATCGAAAGATTAATACAAAGGGAGTTTAACTCCCTTTTTTTGTATTTATATATATGAATTCCAAAATAGAACAATTAAAAGAGTATGCAAAGATTATTAAGGATGCACCATATGCATTAAAAACATATTTGCAAACTTATGACAATACTCAAAAAAAATATGTTCCATTAGAGTTGTTCCCTGACCAAATTCAATTGATTCAGGACTATGAAAATTATAATGAAAACATAACTAGAAAATATAGACAGGCGGGGGTTACAACAGTTACCGCAGCTTGGATTTCTAAGAAATTACAAACAGCTAAAGAAAGTGAACCTGAAAGAGTTCTTCTTATTGCGAACAAACGAGATACCGCAGTGGAAATGGCTAATAAAGTTAGACACTTTATTGAACAATGGCCCGAGTGGATTAATGTTGGGTTTTCTCCTGATAAAAACTCAGAAAGTAGATTTAGATTAAATAACGGTTGTGAAGTTAAAGCCGTAGCAACATCTGCGGATGCGTTACGTGGTTATACTCCTACTATACTTGTATTTGACGAAGCCGCATATATTGAAGCGGGTGAAGATTTTTGGGCGGCGTCTATGGCGTCTCTATCAACGGGTGGTAAGATTATTCTAATCTCAACACCAAATGGTTATGACCCTATATATTACGGTGTTTATGACCAAGCATTGCGTGGAATCAATGATTTCCATATAACAGATTTAAGATGGTTTAAAGACCCTCGTTATACCAAAGATTTACATTGGGTTAAATGTCAAGACATCTGTCATTATATGTTAAATAGAGAACAGTATGATGATAATGAGGTTACTATGCGTGATTTTGACCCTGAGAAATACAATGACTATCTTGAACAAGGGTATAAACCATTCTCTTCTTGGTTTGAATCTATGTCTAAGAAATTTAAATACGATAGACGTAAGATTGCTCAGGAATTGGAATGTGACTTCTTAGGTTCGGGTGATGGGGTTATTCCTGGAGATATTCAAGAGAATATTGCTAAGAATATGATTCGTATCCCTAAGGAAAAGTATATGCAAGGTACGTTTTGGCATTGGAAAGAACCTGTCCAAGGACATCGTTACATTATGGGTGTGGATGTTAGTAGAGGGGATAGTGAAGACTTCTCATCAATTAATATTATTGATTTTGATGAGAGAGAACAAGTGGCTGAGTATATCGGTAAAATACCTCCAGATGATTTAGCATCGGTCGCCTACAAATGGGGAATACTATATGAGGCATATATTGTGATTGATATTACAGGAGGTATGGGTGTTGCAACATCTAGAAAGTTACAAGAGATGCAATATAAAAATTTATACATTGACGGTATAAACACTCAAAATATATGGGAATGGAATAAAAAGGCCATGGATAAAATCCCTGGTATAAATTTCAACAATAAAAGAACCCAAATAGTTGCCGCGTTCGAAGAACAACTTAGAAAGGGGTTTAGTATTAGATCAAGTAGGTTATTAAACGAATTGAATACGTTTGTTTATATGAATGGTAGACCAGACCATATGAAAGGAGCTCATGATGATTCAATTATGAGTATGTCTATGGCTTTATACGCTGCTGATATGTGTTTTAATCAATTAAAGAAAAACGAATCCGCTAATAAAGCAATGTTGGAATCTTGGACAATGTCAGAAAGGTCATATGAACCAAATAAATCATTTTATTCTTATGGTACTGCATTTGACCAAATAGGTTCTATGGGTATGGATAATAATAATCTATATCATCAAAATAACAACATGAATGTAGGTAAACAAGCATATCAAGAACATATGTGGTTATTTGGTAAGTCTAAATAGTGTTCCAAATACCAATAATTTAGTTTATATTATAAAGAAAAGTATTTATATACATGGCAGAACAGAATTACACCGTCTTTCAGAAATTAACAAGAATGTTTGGTTATCCAAACCAAGTTAAACAGACTGATGCACCAGCATTTAATTTCAATAAAGATGAGATATTAAAAACGGATAGTAGAGAAGAATACGAAAAGGCATTACTCCAAGCACAACAAACTCAGTTTATTGCGGACAAATGGACTAAATTAGACCAATCGTTATATAATCAATCTGTGTATTATGAACCTAATAGGTTATCGGCATATTATGATTATGAATCAATGGAGTTTACTCCTGAAATATCAGCTGCGTTAGACATATACGCTGAAGAATCTACAACAATGTCTGAGAAGGGAGAGATACTAACTATATATTCTGAATCAGATAGAATTAAATCAATATTAGAAGATTTATTTAAAAATAAATTAGATATAAACACAAACTTACAAATGTGGACTAGAGGTCTTTGTAAGTATGGAGATGATTTTGTTTATTTAAAAATTGACCCTGAAAAAGGAATCGTTGGTTGTCAACAGTTACCTAATATTGAAATAGAAAGATTAGAAGGTGCAAGTGCAAAATCAGCCAATCAACAAACAGATATTAAATTACCCTCAAGAGAATTAAGATTCCAATGGAAGAACAAAGATATGGAATTCCAAGCTTGGGAAATTGCTCACTTTAGATTATTGGGTGATGATAGAAAGTTACCATATGGTACTTCTATGTTAGATAAGATTAGAAGAATTTGGAAACAACTTTTACTTGCCGAAGATGCAATGTTAATTTACAGAACATCGAGAGCACCTGAAAGACGTGTATTCAAAGTATTCGTTGGTAATATGGACGATAAGGACATTGAATCGTATGTACAACGTGTTGCTAACAAATTTAAAAGAGATCAAATTGCTGACCCAAGGAATGGTAATGTGGATATGAGATATAATCAAATGGCAGTTGACCAAGATTATTTTATTCCTGTACGTGACCCATCACAATCTAATCCAATTGAAACATTACCAGGTGCACAAAACTTGGGTGAGATTGCCGATATTGAATATATTCAAAAGAAATTACTTGCGGCGTTACGTATTCCAAAGGCGTTCTTAGGTTTTGAAGAAGTTGTGGGTGAAGGTAAGAGTTTAGCATTAATGGATATTCGATTTGCTAGAACCATTAATAGAATTCAAAAATCATTAATTCAAGAATTAAATAAAATTGCTTTAGTTCACTTATACCTTTTAGGTATGGAAGATGAATTAAGTAATTTTGAGTTATCATTAACAAACCCATCTGCACAATCTGATTTATTACGTATTGAACAATGGAAGGAAAAGATTACTCTTTATAAAGATGCAACATCTGACCAATCACAAGTAGGTATATTACCGGTGTCCCATACATGGGCTAAGAAAAATATTCTTGGTATGAGTGACTCTGAGGTATTGTTAGACTTACAACAACAACGTCTTGAAAGAGCAATGGGATTTGAATTAACAAACACACAAAATGTTATTAAACGTTCTGGTGTATTTGATGATGTGGATTCTAAGTACGGTATTTCTGAAGAAGAGAGAACTAAACTAGAAGCTTCAGGTGCTGCTGGTGAAGCTCCCGCTGGTGGAGGCATGGATATGGGTGGTGCACCCGCATCTCCCCCTGCAGGAGGTGAAGGAGAAGCCCCACTAAGTGAATCAGTATCTAAAAAATCAAAGATTTTAGGTATGTTAGGTGAAGAAAAAGAAGATTTTAATGTTTTGTTTGATATGGAAAGAGCACAACAGAATATTTATGAAATAGAAAATAAATTGAATGATATCTTAAATGATTAAAAATGAAAAAATTCGGGGTTATAAAAACAAAAATATTAAATAAATTAACTGAGTCTTATGCTAATGAAAATAAGGCTGAGATAAAAGATATATTAACTTTAATCAAAGAAAATAAAGAATTTAAAGAAATGTATTTGTTCTATGAGGAAATTGAAAACAAATATATTGAAGATAAGGAAACCGCAAAGTTATACGTTGAGGGAGTTATTACCATTTTAAAACAACAAATGAGTGATTTAACTACTTTTTGTACATCATTAAATAAAATGATTAATGTAGAGTCAATAAACGAAAATGAAATTTATAACTCTTTGGATGTCTTAATAGAAAAAGACAATCTATCTAATATAGAAAAGAAGGTTAACGCAAAAAAGAAATTAGTAGAACATTTAACAACTAAAAAAGAAATCAAAGAATCTAAAGATTCAAAAATTATATCAAACGAAACATTACTGCAAGCAGT